GAACACCAGCACGACACGCGGCATGTTCATGGAGTAGCTGCTGCAGCTCGTACCCGTGGGCACCAGATCAGAAAGGAACGTGTCAAACCAGCCCATTTCCGCCGACGAACCGACGCCGCCCGTCGGATCAGCCGCGACGGTACCCACCACATCCGCAGGGCCCACGCTGCTAAACACGCCGTCAATCCCGGCCTCGACGGATTGCACGATGGTTTGCGCCTGACTGCCGTGAATCTCCTCGAGCATATCGGGCTGGGCACACATGGTTTCCCATTCCTGGCGCAACAGCGCGCACATCTGCGGATCACCGCCCGAGCAGATCGGCGGCGTCTGACAGTTGCGCGAGGCCCGCGCTTCACCGGTCTTGCCAGTTTCCCGCGTACCTTCATGCGCGTTACCCGCGCCGCCCGTACCGGGTTCGCTTCCCGTCCCGGACATGCCCGTTGGAGTGGTCGGCGTCGGCGGAGGCGGCTCCGGACGTTTCGACGGGTCGACCGTTTCGCCCTCGCCTTGCGGCTTGACCGTGGCGGGCGTAGAGCAGACGAACCCGCCGCCCGTCATCATGACCGCTTGCTTAGAGTCACAGATGGGCGGCGAATAATCGTCTGGTACACAGACCTCGTTGCCATCAACATAACCATGAGTACCGCCTGCGGCCTCACAATCGGCTTTTTTATCGCTACACAGAAAAAATCCATCAGAGCCGTAGCCCTTCGAATAATCACATTCTTGATTAACATCAGCGGTGTCATGACAGCCCACCGTGACACCCGAAGAATTCACGACGGCAATTTGAGAGCCGCTGCATTCTGGCGACTCCGGATACCCACAGGCCGAACCCGTCCACACCTGCCCAATACCGCATGCGATGTCATTACACGCCGTCCCGCCCGCATTTGGCTCCTGCCCCGACGGACACGCATTGCACGAGCCCGCCCCGTTAGTTATGCCCCCTTGTGCCGCACATTGCGCCGCCGTATACGTAGCCGGCGAACACAACCCATTAACATCATAAACCTGGCCCGCCGTAGGACAGCTACCCGAGCCCCACCAATAATAGTTACCCTGATAACCGCACAATGAACCCGCGTGATATATCGAAGACCCTGTATCGGCACAGCTGCACGTTGGCCAATTTGACGCCGACGCGGTGGACCGCGCTTATCACGGCCACGGGCGCAAGACTGCGGCCATTGTTGGCGATGTGGTGGCCCAGGCGCAGGATCGACGTGGCGTGATGTTCTTTGCCGCCACGGTGAAGCACGCGCACGAAATCATAGCCAGCCTGCCGCCAGAACTTTCGCAGATCGTCACGGGGGAGACGCCAAAGGCCAAGCGCGACAGCATCCTGCGGCGGTTCAAGGCGCAGGAGATTAAGTATCTGGTGAACGTCTCCGTGCTGACCACTGGCTTTGACGCCAGCCACGTCGATCTGATTGCCATCCTTCGCAAGACCGAAAGCGTTGGCCTGTTGCAGCAGATCATCGGGCGCGGCCTTCGCTTGCATACTGGCAAGACCGATTGCTTGGTGCTGGACTACACCACAAACCTTGATGATCATTGCCCGGACGGAGATTTGTTTGCGCCGGTGGTGAAGGCCGGCAAGGCGGCTGCCGGTGAGGGTGGCATGGAGTGTGTTTGCCCAGCCTGCACCTATGAAAACAGCTTCACAGCGAACCCGTTATATCTGGCCTATGGCAAGGACGATGCTGGATATATCCTTGACCTAGACGGGCGTCAGGTCATGTCCGACTTTGGTCCTATCGCTGGCCACTATGGCAGGCGCTGCATGGGGCTGGTGCAGGCTGGCAAGCGCGGCGAATACGAGCGCTGCAGCTATCGTTGGACCTACAAGGAGTGCCCGCATTGCGCCGCAGAGAATGACATTGCAGCCAGGTATTGCATCGCCTGCAAGGGCGAGATTGTGAACCCGAATGATAAGCTGGTGGCAGATTTCAAGGCGCTGAAACGTGACCCCACGCGCATTCAGACCGACAGGGTTCTGAGCATGTCTTGCGCGCCTGGCGTTAGCCGGTCTGGGAACCGCACGCTGCGCGTGGAGTGGGTCACGCCGTATCGGCAGTTTGCGACGTGGTTCTTGCCGGACGCGCCGAATGTTCGCGGGCAGGTGGCATGGCAGGCGTTTGAGGCTGTGACGCGCAATGGAGAGGTAGCGCCATCAACCGTCACTTATGCCAAGAACGCGGAGACGGGGTTTTTCGACATCAAGTCGTACAATCGGCCGGCCGATGAAGCGCCGGATGCCAAGCCGGAACCAGAATGGAACCCATTTGACGAGGTGGAACAACATGCGGCTGAGTGACTTTCAAGACATTGCACAGCGTGGCGTCGTGACGTTTGGCGACATGGAGTATCGCGGAAAATGCGCCACAGAGTCTCAGGAGCAGGTCACGTTCTTTGGCCGTCTGCGGCGCGAATACGGGGCAACTTGGGGCGTGCTGGCCATCCACCCGCGGAACGAAGGCTTGCGATCTGGCGGGCAGCTTAGCGCCATTGCGAGGCATAAGGCAGAAGGCATGACGCCCGGTGCAGCCGACATCATCATCCCTGGCCGGGTGACGTTTGTTTGCGAATTGAAGCGCCGAGACCCAACGCAAGGGCGCTGGCAGGACGGGCAGCGCGAGTATCTTGAGGCGGCTGCGGCGGCCGGGGCGTTTGCTTGCGTGGCGCTTGGGTGTGATGCAGCGTGGCAGGCTTTCCACGCTTGGCTCGTGGCGCAGGCATGAAAATAAAAGGCCCTGTCTTGTTTGCCAGTGATGATAGCGAGGAGGCTGTTGAGGACGCGAAGACATACATCAAGCGGTTTAGGTTGACGCCTGACGATGTTCAGCTTGTGAAGCGTGATGGGCAAACGCTTGTAATTGCAAAACGAAATATCTCAAACAGACTGTGCGACAAGTAAAACTCCCGGCTCTTTGCAAACATGCGGCCGGGAGTTTGAGGTGTTTACTTCACGCCGTTCGCAAATGTCTGATTCGTCCGCGCAAGATCATTCTTCGTTCCCTCTTGTGTAGCCGATACGGAAGGTGACGGCGCCCTTCAGTATTTCGCTTTTCGGCGTCCTCACTTCGTAATTGGTCACCGTGTCGGCTTTCGTGCGGCCGCTGGCAAACTGGTACAGAAAGCGGACATCTATCGTTTCGCCGTGGATTTTGATCAGGCCGTTCACGATGTCAGCGAGTTGTCCAAGGTTCATTGGTAGCCAGCCCCGGGCCAGTCCTGCCCGCTGAACTTCTCGTTGGCTTCCTCTTCGAGCATCTCGATAAACCGGCGCAGGCCGTGCAGCGCATGGCGGCCGAAGGTGTCGCCCGACTTTGTCAGGCCGTTCCTGCGCAGTGCAGCGCAGACCAGCGAATCGGCCGCGTCGAGGTTGTTAAGCATCTCCGCGATGCTGTCCGGTTTGGCGTTCTTTTTGATCATTTCTTCCTCCATCCATAGTATGCGATCAGAGCAGCTTCCGCGCGCCCGTCGTCTTTCTTCCGAGCCCACAACCCCGCCTGATCCGGGAACACGCCGCTGGCGTAAGCCCTCGAGGTGTCCTTGTCGCTGTTCAGGCCGAAGTGCTTCTTCCAATCCGCCGGCGACACTTCCATCGTCGGCACGCCCGCGTGGAACAGGCAGGACCGGATCTCGCCGTATGCTTGCGCGATCGTGGCCACGTTCTTGACCCCGATCATGCGCGGGTAGAACGGCTTCTCGATCCAGCAGAACCGGACCGCGCCGATCTCCGACAGCACCGCCCGCTTGCCCTCGATCGTCGCCGGCATGTCGTGGACGACCACCGACATATCGTCGCCGTCGATCACCGCGATGGCACCGTTGCGGCCCGGATCTATGCCCATGTAGAAGGCCATCAGACCTGTTCCGTCGCGATCTCGCCGCCGCAGGCCAGATAACCGCAACCGTCCACCCACGAATCGACGTGCGCCGGGTTAGCTTTGATACGGGCCAGCTTCATGAGCGTCATCATGACGGCCACGTCTTCCGGGCCGACGAAGGTATCAAGGTGCGCAGACCAATAGAGCCCTATGAGGCCGAAGTTTTTTTCAGCATCCCCATGCGCAGCCGCGCGGTCAACGTTAACGTAGGTCTTGGCCGTGTCGAGAATATCGGAACGTTTCATGACTGCTCCCACATGCTGACGTCACGCACGTCGGCGCCGGTGATGTCGGCCAGACGATTGCGATAGATGGCGTTCGGGATGGCGTGCCCGTTTATCCAGCCGGACATGGTGTTGGGCGTGACGGGAACCTGGGCGGCCAGCCAGCCGAACTTGCGGCCACCCTCCTTCGCCCATGATTTGATCAGGTTTTGAGCCTGCATCAGCTTCTCCTTTGTATTTCTGATAATTCATATTTAACGGGTAAGTTTTTCGTCGTCAAGCGTAACTTTTCTATTGCGTGTTTCTTGATTGGGTG